GAGATCTTCTTTGCCAAGCTGAATGCTGAAGTAATTCCAAAGTTCGAGGGCGAGTTCGGCATCAGCCTCACCGTAAGCACCAACGTGCATAGCGGGGAGTTTCCACATCTCAGCTTTAGGATCAACGCCGAAACTTCTAGCGGCCTCGACTAAACCTTTCTCTGATTTTGTCTTACCTAATAAGTCGTAAGACAGAGCATTTAAGCTATAACTAAATCGGTTCTCATCCAGTAAAGAAGCAATCAACATCGTATCGATGATCCTACCCTTGAGATCAAATCCCATGCGTTTAATCCAACCCGCGTCATACTGAGCGTTGTGCATGATTTTATCGGCGGGACATTCAAAAACTTTTTTAAGCCATTTATTTACAATCTTTTCATCAAGATTGCCTCCGCCAAGATGCCTAATCGGGATGTAACCTGACCATCCATCTACGGCTACGGCATAACCTACAACCTCCCCATTTCCTGTAGCCCATCCTGGACCATTGGTTTTAATATCGGGGTCTCTCGTTTCCACGTCGATAGCAATTTTTTTTGCGGTTGTGATGTCTGGCAATTCCATCGGGGGTATCCATTCGCTTTTTGGAGCGAACATCGCCATCTGCAAGTTTCCCGCCATACAAACCTCTCTTTACTTTTTGTCCTTTGGGGAGAATTCCCCGCCAAGGGCCGTGTATCCCGCCTTGTCGATCCACGAGTCTTCGTGGTCGAGGGTGTTTAAAAGACGGGCCGTCTTGACCCAATCCATCATGAGCGCCACGTGAGATGCTGTAACCCTCCCGTGACTTTCAAATGCTGACTTTGCTATTACGTTCCATCCTATAGCTATTTTATCGTGATTTTGATAAGCGTCACCATAATCTTTTGCTCGATCACCCTTGATTAAATCGTCTGCTTTTTTTAATAAGTCCGCTCTATCCATTTTTACGCCACAACTCATGATCTTGTTCTTTAAGTATCTGCAAACTATTCCACATTAGTTTCATTTCCACCATCGCGTTCATAGCGTGTTTTTCTGCCATAGCGTAATCTTTCTTGTTTACCGCTTCCGATACCGCACGAAACTCTTTTTGTGCCTTAATATGAAACTCAACGTAATCTACTTCGTAATCATTGTTCTGCATCTTCTTCCTTTTCTTCGGTATATATTTTTGGTAAAAAAACTAAGACAAAAGTGCCGCATTGGGGGCAACTCAAATTTGTCTCTATTGAAAAATTTTCATCGTCTTCCTCTATGTCATGGTCCCCACCCCATATTAATTCATGGTTACAGTGCCAACAATTCATAAGTTATAACTCCTTCCTACATCATCTGGATCAACGATGTACAAGTTTTGTTTTGCTCTGGTTACCCCGACATAAAATACTCGATGCATATCGTCAGGGTTAATATGCATTTCACTTTCTGCTGAAGGGCTGAGGTCCGTGAGCAGTACAACGTTGTCCGCCTCTCCTNCTTTTGATCCGTGGATCGTGGACGCTGTTATCCGAGGCGTGGCATTAAACTTCTCGCCCCGTCTTAGCAACGCTGTGATATAGGCTCGTTCGGTCTCCGGNATTTTATCCATCGCTTCGGACCAAATCATTTCTTTAGTTGCTAATAGCCCGTGATTATTTATCAGACCTTGAAGCGTAACAAATTCTGCTTCATCTAGGGCNGGTAATTTTTTAAAGCCTCNTTGNACGTGTTTACCGGAAGACATATAACTGTAAATCTTTTTAGCTACGGCTCCTGACACTTCTTTACCCTTGCGAAGATTCTCCCAACCGTTTACAGCTTCGGATAATTTCTCTCCAATCGAGCGGTGTCCCTTGTAATTAAACAGGTAACCGTTTGATTTTAAATCAGAAGCTACCGCTTGAAGATGATATCCGGCTTGAGATAAGATTAACCAATTACCCGTTGAAAGGTCTAGAGAGTCAANGGTATTTATCCGTTCTACTGCACCACTTTCTTTTCTAGGTAAATATGTTTTTGGAAATCNACGATTAATTCTTTTAGCCACACTTTCCGCGACGGTATGAACCGAACTAGGTATTCGATAAGACTGCTCTAATGTTTCTGAACCGCCCTCTAGGTTAATAAAGTGATCAACGTCAGCCCCTGCCCATCGGTAAATAGCTTGGTCATCATCCCCCGCGCAGTACATCTTTTCTGAGTTGTTATCTAATATGTGTGCAATGTCCCACTGCAAAGCAGACAGGTCTTGAGCTTCATCTAAAAAAGTAAGCTTTAACTTAGGGCAACACTTGTCGCTTTCCGCGATAAACATTTCAAGCATATCGGTAAAGTCGTACAGCCCCATATTTCTTTTGTAATCGATCAAGGCTCGATTAATATAATCGATAGTGTTCCAAGGAATGTCCACGGAACTAAGGTTGTACTCATCTCTAAGATCTGTTTTTTTAAGGCGCGCCAAATTAATCAAACCTAACACCGGATCTTTTTTACTAGAAGCTGTTGGCAAATCATCCTCAAGTGCCGTGTTCCGTGTGCCGTTAAGCGTGATTCCTACGGCCTGACTCAACTCCTTATAGTGTTGTTCACTCATGATGTTTTCAAACCGTATAGAGGTCTGCATCAAGGCAAGACTATGCAAGGTTCGAAAGTAGATTAGGTCTTCTTTAGGATCAAGATTAAATCTTGAAACTGCTCGTTCCTTAGCCTCGTTTGCGGCTTTTCGGGTAAACGATAAAAAGGCTATTTCATTCGGATGTATTCCGCTTTCAAGTGCTTCGTCCACCTTGTTTAGAAGTGTCGTTGTCTTTCCCGTTCCCGGAGGTCCGAATATCCTGAACATCTGAAATCCTTTTTTTATACTTATTTACGATCTGTCGAACACGCTCTTTTGTCAGGCCAAATTTCTTACCGATGGCGGTCAACGTCCGGTATTCTTTAACGTACATTTCGTACATGGTTTTGTTTCTCTGATCTAAGTCACTCAAAACGGAGACTCCTTTGGTTTAAATGATGGAATATTAATTTGTACATCAGAATTATCAAAGCTTGGTATCTTCCAAACCCGAACGGCTTTGCCTTTGATTTTCATGACGGTGTTCTCACCCTGAATATCTCTCAGGTGTTTTCCTATCTTGTTCCTTCTGAACTCAAAGAATTTGTTTTTCTTTANGAAATCCTCAAAGTCTTTAAGCCTAAAAAAGGTAAGGGCGTTCTCTTCGTCAGACCAAGGGCGACGTAATAATATCTCTTCCTTGTCCTGAGCCTGTTGCATGTTTGTGCAAAACTCTTCGAGGTAATCGTAGAACTGACCGGATGACGTAACGTCTTGAGACACCTCAATAATCGCGCCATCGTTTTCTTTCATCTCAGAAAGCAAACCACTGACACGACCTTCCCAGTTCTGTCGTTTCATTGATCGGGGCATAAAGTTAAGTTGTTCAAGGCAAGCCTTCTGAAACGAGGCTTGGCTCATCAGCCCGTCGGTGTCTAGCTCTAACGGTTCGCCGTTGACATCCATAAACCAGATCGGTGGCGTGGAATTGTACTTTCGTAAGTTGGCNATGGTTGCTCCCGCCACTGCCGCGCCGACTCCAAACTTCCGTGTCCGGCACAAATCTTTATTACAATGAGCGTTAATAGGAGCATCACCACATTTGTAGGCATAGTCTTTTCTTAATAATTGTTTAGCCACTATGTTAACCTCTGCTAAAGGTAACGAGGGCTGAAAGTACTCTTGATTGTACTTTAATATTTCACTTTCCCAACTGTCGGGGTGAGCCTTGCGTAGATACACTCCCATATTAAACAGACCGTTGTTCCTACCGCCCTCCGATATTTTTTGACGGCTAAGTATTTGTAAGCACGGCGGTCCGTCGGCCAAGAGGTTTGTTTCTTTGGCTTCGGGTACCTGTAAATTCTGTATTTCTTCTGGGGTCTTTACATACTTCTCGTATAGCTCTATGAATTGATCAAGAGTAGCTGAGGTAGCATCATCCAGAAAAGCGTAGCGTAGACCTTCTTCGCTATTGTAATAAGGTAAATTTAAAAAGTTACCAACGTCCCCACGATCTAAATGTAATTTGATTTGTTTGGGAAAAATCTCGCTCTCACCGTAGCCCAAACCCGCAGACATATTTTTGAGGGCTTTCTGCATGTCTTTAGCTGATACCCATTCATTACTAAATAAAAATAAATGCGCTCCTCCCGACTTTGATCGGCAGATGACCAAAGGGAGGTTGAGATCGCGTATTTTCTTAATAAGCGCCTCGTGATCAAGCGGGTACTGATCGATATCAATGCAACCCCATTTGCAGGAATCATTCTCATTTATAGGTATTATACCCAGACCCCTACCCTTACCCGCAAGGTGTTCTTTAAATAAATCTACGGTTGGTTCTTTATGTATTACTCCGGCCCGACCGGACTGCTTACCATTAGCTTTTTGTTTTTCTATTTGAAAATAACCATGAGCGGATTTCAGCCCCTCAAATATAGCGGCAAACTTTTCTACTGACATACAATCTCCCACGATTGGAGGGCGGGTTGCCCCGCCCCAGATGATTAAAACGGTATCGAATCGCCGTTAGTTTCACCTTCTCCATTGTCGTGTTTAACAACTACGTCACCTTGCATGATGTCTTGCGAAAACTTCTTCGCTTGACCGTAGAGTGCCGCATCTTCAATCGGAGACTCCAAAGACATCTCCCAACCGTGCCAAGACCCCTTAGAGTTTTCTTCTTGAATAGTCTTCAAGTGGTAAATGTGGCTATATCGTGGCGGAGTAAAGGTCCCGTTCTGGCCTTGCATGACGCGACTCGCCATAATTGAATTCCACTTTCTGGACTTCTTTAATTGAGTAGACTTCATTGCAATCAATGCCGTTTCGATACTTCCGTCCTCATTCAAGATCAACACAAAGTGTTGGTGCGTCTCTTCGATGTACTCACCGTTGCCGCCGACCACATAGTCTTTGTTGTCGTCAGCAGACCGTTCGGTCTTAGGACGTTGTTCTTGTGGTGTGTAAATTGCACTAGGTGCGCCACTGCCTGAACCACGAGGAGTCCACTGTATAAAACGACGTTGATAAGCGCACGGGACCACTCGAATACCGGTTTTCCCTTTGTACACTTTACCCGTCACGGTGTTGTAAATATCACCTTTACGAGCATCTTCGTTCTCATCAAGCACGGGATCGTTACCCGACAAGACCTTGACAAAAGGTAGAGCCAGATCTTCCTGCCCCACATTTTCCAAACCCTTACCGGCATCCTCCTCAAAGATTGAGGGATCAAAAATAGTAATGCCTTGTTCTTTCTTCTTTGCTACTTCATTCTTCGTTGCCATTAGTTATTCCCCTTTTTGCGTTTAATAGTTGCACGTTGTCCTACCCAAGCACCAAACAACTCCATCGGAAACTCATCGCCTGCTTCAACACGTTCTTTGACAAAAGCTCGAAGCGTTTGTGGATGTACCTCTGTTTTTGTCTGAGCATCAAAACCTTGTGTCGAAGCAAACTCTGCAAATTGTTTAGCTACTTCATCTTCACCACGACCGAAATTACAAGCTACTGTGTTCTTAATAATGTCATCGTAGTCATGCTCCCGAAGCCAGTCATAAGCAGCCGGACGATTATCAACTTTTATAGAAGCGCCATAGGTCTGTTTGACTTCAACAGTTGACCCATCATCTAACTCCAGTTTGTTGAGTCCAAGCTCAATAAACATCCCCGGTAAATCCTCATCGGTTAGTTTAAGCAAAGCTTTCTTTTCTGCGGATAACTTTTCTTCAAGCTCAGAAATCAATTCTTCTTTGTCTCGAATATTTCTTGCTACCTTTGATACAGATTCCAAACCACCTTGGTTGAGGTTGTCTAGCCCGTTATTGCTTGGGCTGAGGTCCTCTTCCATTAATTTAGTCAAGTCCATCGTTTCTCCTTTCGTTGTTAAAGACCATATCGGGCCTTGACAAAGACGTATATTATACTATATCGTACACATGTCAATAGCCAAAAGGAAAAAAATGAAGAACTACGAATTTGAAACTAAACCGTTTGATCACCAACAAGACGTGATCCGTGATTCGTGGGACGCGAAGCACTATGCTTTGTTTATGGAGATGGGTACCGGAAAAACCAAAGTGGCTATCGATACGATGGCTATATTATACGAAGAAAACAAACTCAACGCAGTATTAGTTATCGCACCTAAAGGTGTCTTTGATAATTGGGTCCGAAAAGAAATCCCCGTGCATCTGCCTGAAAGAATACCTCGAAACATTGTTCGTTGGCAACCTAATATCACACAGAAGTTTCATGACGAGTTAGAACCCTTTGTGCTAGACCCGTTTGACGGCATGAAAATATTTGTCATGAACGTGGAAGCGTTTAGTACAAGTAAAGGTGTTCAAATCGCTAAAGTGTTCTTGAAAAAGAATCCAGAAAATATGGTAATTGTTGATGAGAGCACCACGATTAAGAATCGAAAAGCGGCTAGAACAAAAAATATCATTAAGTTACAAGACCTTAGTAAGTACCGACGAATCCTAACAGGATCGCCTGTTACCAAAAGTCCTATGGATTTGTTCAGTCAGTGCGAGTTCTTGAACCCTAAGTGTTTAGGATTTAACAGCTACTATGCTTTTCAAGGCCGTTACGCCAACGTGCAACAACGTGCTATGGGTCACCGTAGTTTTAACCAGATCGTTGGGTACCGTAAGCTAGACGAGCTTAACGGCAAGCTTGATAAGTTTAGTAATCGTATACTTAAAGAGGACTGTTTAGACTTGCCCGACAAACTGTATATCCGACGCGATGTGCCGTTGTCCGCGGAGCAAGCTCGGCTGTACAAGCAGATGAAGAAGTTAGCCTTGGCTAAACTAGAAGATGGGGAGTTAGCTACAACCGCTAGTGTGCTGACGCAGATCATGCGTCTTCAACAGATATGCTGTGGCTTTTTGCAACCCGATGAGGGCGAGATCCAGAGTCTGGCTAACAACCGTATGGATGAGTTGTTAAACATCTTAGATGAGACTCAAGGCAAGGTCATTATCTGGGCTTCTTACACACACGACATAAAAAAGATCCGCGATACGTTAGCCGAAAAATATGGTGAAGAATCAGTGGCTTGCTACTACGGAGAGACACCGCAGGACGAACGACAAACCATTGTTGAAGAGTTTCAAGACCCTGANAACCCGTTNCGTTTCTTTGTCGGTCAGCCTCGNACNGGNGGCTACGGTATTACTTTGACGGCGGCTAACACGGTTATCTATTACAGCAACAGCTACGATTTGGAGATCCGGTTACAGTCCGAGGANCGAGCNCATCGTATTGGTCAGACAAACAANGTGACNTACATTGATTTGGTGTCACCAAACACTATCGACGAGAAGATATTAATTGCGCTNAAAAGCAAAATTGATATTGCTGGTCAAGTTTTGGGCGAACAAGCCCGTGATTGGTTACTTTAAGGAGACGTTATGAAAGACAACAGCAACTGGAATTTAAAATTTAACCGTTCATCCAAAGACATTTATGGTCGTAATTTAAATTCGGATGATTTTAAAGAGGAAAAAAACCCTACGTTTTATGTAGGTCTTCTAATCTTTGTGGCAGGCGTTTTAGGGGTTATCTTCCTTTAAACAAACGTGCGATGCGGTTGGTTAAATCTTCTATGTTTTTGAGTTTAATTTGTTTGGACAACATTACTCTATACTGTCGTTCTTGTTCAGGGTTTCCTTCTTGGTAATTACCAGAAATACTTAATCCTTCTGGGGTGTTGTAATACGCATAATAGTTTTGCGGGGTTAATCCTTCGCCGTAATTTATTTTGGCGGGAGCACCAAACGCCTGTATTTCTTCAGGGAACTCCATGCTCCCCGTAAAATAATTGCCCGAGGCTCCGGCACCAAAATTATGTTGGTTTGGTGTAGTTACATTAAAACCTAAATTACCGCCGCCGCTCTTATATTTTTTGTTTATAAATACAGTTTTACCATCTACATTTTCGGGTATGTCTACAGAGGACCTCTGGTACGAACCCGAAATGTTAGGACGTATATTATAACGTCCTACCATAAAAGAAGGGTTGAGTTGTTCTAATTCTTCTCTATAGTTATATCGCTCCGCATCCGCAACACCCTCTATATTAAAAGAAGTTTCCCTTTTGTGTGCTTTTTGTCGATTATCTTGCATAAGAGAACCAATCCCCTCGCCTACCGCGCCGCCGTCTTCGAAAGAAGCGGTTTTGTAATAATTATCCCACGATTGTAACTTAGGCTTTCGAGCTAAAACTAATTTACCTATTTGTATTACTTCATCAGCCCCTGTAATAGGTACACTTTTTACACCATCGGCTGTTTTTTCTAAAGCTACCCAACTTGCTCCTTTAGCGGGGTTAACGCCTACCTGTACCCATTCTTGTTGCTTTAAAGGAAGGTTTTTGTTTTGTTCTAAAACTTCAACAGCTAATGTTCTTAACTCCTCTGGAGAGTGATTTTTCCATTCTCCTTTCATTCGAATAAAAGGAGACTTAGGATCGCCTTTAGCTTGTTTTAAAGAAGCTTTTTCAAATCCTTTTTTTCTTGTAAACTCTACGTTTTTTAACACGGCGCTTTGACCGTATCCAATTACATCGCCTCCCGCCTTATGTACGGTGGCGGTATAAACATCATAGTCTTGATAAGCAGGTACGTCAAAACGAGAGTCTACTACTGTTCCATCAGGTATGGCTCGATTAAAACCAATTATCCCTGTCTTTTTCATCCCTCCAGATACTTTAGTTTCCGTACTTTTTTTACCTAAAGCAGATGCAATTTCTTCGGGAGAACGAATAATCGGAACGGAACTATGAAAGTAATATGGAATGTTTGCATCCACATAATTTCTAAAATCTTTGAGAGATATGTCCCCCGACTCTAACTTCAAGGCTTGTTCTTTTAAACCCGATTTTTGTTCTGAGGTTGGTTTATTATTAACTTTGTTTGTCTCACGCCAAGATTGACCTTCGTCAACGATTCCTAACTTTTTAAAAGTATCTGAATTTTCTGGGGCTTGTAAAGTTGGTTTTCTTTTTAAAGAATCTACCGTTAAACCTTTAACTTTCTTTGCCATGCCTACCAAAGGAGGTACAAAAGGTAGTACCCCTACCATTGATAAAGCCGCGTTACCGTATTCCCCTTTATTAAAGTAATCAGCAGCTTCAATCCCTGCTTTAACGTCTCCCACTACCGGAGTAAAGTCTACGAGTAATTCAGCGGCCAAAGGTAAGTCTTTGTCCTGTGAAACAGGACCTGTTCGATATCCTACCGAAGGATCGGTTTCCGGAAATTCTCCGGTGCCTACAAAATTGACCGGTACCTCACCGCCTTCTTCGAAACCAAGCGAACCAATGCCGTAATAACTAGAAAAACCTTCAGGGTTCTGAAGGATGTTCAAAGCATTCTGCCGTGCCGTCTGTAACTGCTGTGCACGGGCCGCGGATTCTGTGCCAAAGGTATCGATTTCTTTTTGCGTGATCCCCGGATCAGTAGGTTCTTTCTGACTAAAAGTGCCTTGGCCGCTTTTATTATGATCTTCAACAGCCTTGTTATAAGCGTCAACTTGAGCTTTATAATCAGCTATCTTTTTATCGTAATCCAATAGTTGAGTCTTATCCGCTGACGTTAATGTAGTGGGCACCAGTATCTGGTTAGGATTATATAATTCACTTGATCCCGAACTAAAATTAAAACGAGGGATTGCCATTAGCCTAGCAAGCTTTCTATGCCTTGACCGGGCGCATCTGGAATAAGGGAAGACACTATGTCATTAGGGTAATCTCTTTTGTACCTTGCTCTCATTTGGGGAGAACTAGCTACCCCTGAACTGTCCGCGGTCGTTTGTGCCGGTGGCTGTTGGGCCACGGGCAGTTGTGCGACTACAAATGGACGCGGTTCAGGGGCGCTTGCACTGTCGGTGGGAGCGACAGGTGATCTTTCGAGAGAGGCGCTAAAGTAATCCGGAACTTCTATTTCTGGAGTACCTTGTTTTGACTCTTTTTCGGGCATTTCTTCAACTGGATCAGATCTAACTCCCAATAAACCAGAATTAATTAAATAATTATTTATTCGATTTACTTGCATTATTTTTAAACGAGGTTGATTAAGCGTTTTGGACATTACCTCTTTAAAGAATTTAGGGTCTTTTACTACTTGAAATAATAAATCTCCTGATAAAACATTGGGAACTTCTACAAATTTTTGTTCAATTCCAGTTAAATTAGCAAAAATTCCCGGTTCAGCTAAACCTTGGCCTGTACCTGGAATATTTTTTTCGACGGCTTTACCTACTCTCAAGGAAAGTATTCTGAACAATCCTTTTTCAACAAGAGGCATTGGCAACGGTTCGCCTTCACTTCCTTTTTTCGCTCTAGCTAACTGCGCTTGAAACCTAGTTCCATCATTAAGTATTCGGTCTAATCTATAAAAAAACCCGGTATCAATTAAACCTTCTTTTTGCATTATTGCAACAGGAGAAAGTCCTTTTCCTCCATCCAACGGGGAAAACAAATAATTTTTTATTGCACTGATGTCTAATACATTGTTTCCGGAAGAATCTACTTTTTTTCCGAATTGATACGCTCTTTCTAAAATAATGTCTAGTAAACCGTCGGAAGCTCCGGGGTATGTAGCATTCATTTTTTTTGTTGAGTTTATTAATCCTTTAAAATTTTCCGTAACATTTTGGTCGGCGTTTAAACGACTATTCGGGTCCGGTAAAAAAGCCGAAACAAATTTGTTTGCAATATACGAATTTTCTTTATTAGGTTTAGCATCATTAAGCGCTTCATAAAAACTTATTTTGTTCTTTAATTTTTTTTCTAAAATACTGTTTTTTGGAAAAGATCCTACTACATAATCTTTACCGCCTACTTTTAATATTTTTAAAGGAGAGGCCGGATACCCTACTTTCTCAACACGGGTATCTAGTAATCGTTGGGCTTGTGTGGCGGTTGCTAAGTCATTAACTAAATCCGGAAATCTAGCCACTCCTTGCTCATCATAAAAAACGTTTCTATATTCTTTTTTAAAATTAGCTAACTTTGCGGGACTCACTCGTCCTGTTTGATTATCTATTATTTTTTCGAAAGCAACTCTTAACAAATCTTCTT